GTTTCTGCACCTGAACTGGTGGAGGGTGGTTACATTTTGCCACCTAAAGTTAAGGTGATTGAGATGGACAAGCACCCTGTAAAGTCCATCACACCTAACATGGATGCTGAGAATATCATGGCATCTATTGATGACATGGAACTTAAAAAGATCCTTGTTTGTGTCAAGACCACCAAACAGTTGACAACACTTTTCCAAACAGATTTTGCTTTCAATCTTACTCAGAGAGGATATTCTTACCTCTATATCACTGCCAAGACTGGTGCTGTGATTGATGGTAAGAGAGTTAGCAGGGAGAAATTCTTCAACACATTGAACACATGGGGCAAAGATCCTGATAAAAAGTTTATTGTTCTCCACAGATCAATCCTGTCTGAAGGTATCAATGTTTCTGAACTTGAAGGTGTTGTTTTCATGAGGAACATGGATGCCATTGAGATGACTCAAACCATTGGCAGGGTAATTAGAATTGGACAAAAATCCAAGACCTATGGTATGCTTTGTGTGCCAGTTTATAGCAATGTGGGTGTTGCTACTGAGCGAAGTATTCAAAGGGTTGTTGATATTGTCTTTGAGAAAGGTGAGATGTTGGACAGTATTGTTAAAAGGTAATGAACTATTATGATCAATTTTAATAATTTTGAATTAAATAAATTCTCTAAATTTTTGGAAACAATCAGTGATTACACTAATGATAAGCTTAGATACCCTAAAGCAGGTGAATTAGTAGAAAAAGCACTTGCTGAATTTAGTAATAATCAACTTGAAAGAGTTAATCGCATTGGAGTTGATCTAATCACACCTGAAGGTGCAACTTATGAATCAAAAATATGTCAGTTTACTAATAAGTCAAAGATGGATGTTCGTGGTATAATATTAAAGAATAGACACAGTTCTGGTGAACATAATGATAAACTTGCAGATTACTTTATTATAACTGATGTGAAAAAAGGTAAGGCATGTTGTATTCCTTCATCTAAATTTTTTAATTTGAAAGATGATGGTGCAAAATTGACTGCTAGTGCTAATCCTGAACTTAAAGATTTTTTTCTTACTGGATTTAATCTATTGGAAGAGAGAGAAAAACCAAGAGATTATTTTAAGGAATCTGATGAGTTTGACTTAAAATTTATAAGATCAATATGAAAGTACAACCAACCAATTCGCACATTCTTGATGCTAAAGCAGGACCACTATCCTTCACAGTAGGGGACTGGAATGATGCAGAAACATTCTATGCAGCAGTTCCTATCAATGGAAATAAACTTGCTATTGTTCATCAAGCAAACATCATCAAGATATGCAGGAACACACAATCTGCCAGAAACTTTATAGCAAAGCACCAGAAAAAACGTAAGAAGATTGTTAGTTACCCCCAAAGTGTAACAGTTGTATGAGCATGACCAAAATGACACAGACACACATTGAGCACCCTGAAGATACAATTTTGTGTGGTGATTTGAGTGCCATTGAAGCACTCTACTGTCGTGACAGTAAAATATCAATGAAGATGGATGGAATGTCCTTAGTATGGGGCACCAATCCACAAAATGGTAAGTTCTTTGTATGTACCAAAGCAGCATTTAATAAGAAGAAAGACAGAAAGTGTTACAATCATGATGATCTTTACAAACACTTTGGTCATCAAATGGAAGTATTTGATATACTCTCCCATTGCTTAAAGTATCTGCCCAGAACTGAGAACATTTACTGGGGTGATTGGTTGGGGTTTGGTCGTACTCATGTGGTGCAACAAAATACCCTAACATATGTTTTTGCTGAGAAACCTGAGCAAAAACTTATCATTGCACCACACACCAAAGTTACAGTAACTGGTGAATTTTGTGATGCTATTAGTGAACCATTGGAGGAAATCTTTGATGACACTGCTATCATCAAGTGGATTCAACCATCAGTTGATCGTATTCCACCAACTGAATTTGACATCACTGATTTAGATACAGACAAGGTACAGTTTATGACACCCTCAGAGGCATCTGTGGCAGTCAGGAACATCAATGGATTGATTCGTGAGGATGTTGCCCTCACTGATGCTGTATTACTTGATGTGCTGGGTTGTGTCTACCTTACAAATCTGTATCAGATGGTAGTAGAAATGAAGGAGGAAGTGATGGATAGTCTTATTATCAATGATGCCCCAATGACCTTCATATATGAAGATGTTCAGGTTGATGGTGAGGGGTTTGTTATGAAAAATGAGTATGGCACATTTAAGTTGGTTGATAGACCAATGTTTGCCCATGCTAACTTCAACTCAGGCAAATTTGCTAAGAATTAAAGTTAGTTACCTCTAAACTGTCCCTATAGTATAAGCACAAATACAATGGCAAGAAAAATCTTTCAACTCACACCACCTGAGCAACAAGCAAAATGGGATGATGTAATGTCCCAGATGTTATCATTTTGTAATGATCAAAATGCTAACATTGATATGGCATATGATTGGGTTTGTGAGATGATGGAAATTGACACTTTTGTAGAAAATCAAACTGCATGGGATAGTTTCTATGATACATTTACTGAGGCATATGCTGCTGCTGAATGAACATTATTGAGCAAACATTTCAACCCTATCACACTTTTCTCATGCAAACTGCTGAACTTTCTTGTATCAATCTTGGTGCTGACAAAACATTATTTTGTGTTGAAGCATTGATTGAAGAACTTAACAACAGATTTAAGGTTGATTCTATTGAATCAGGACATAATGTCTATACACAATGGGAGTATGAAATTGGCAGGAAATATATTAAAGTTTGGTCCTATCTTTCTGATGTTGGTGAGAGAATAAGGGGACGTGGTTGTGTTATGTTTGTTGATAAAAATACTGGTGCTGTCTATAAATCAGCATCATACAAAGCACCTGCTAAAGGTATCAGATTCTGGATCAATCAATTAGTAGATAATCCTGAGATCTGTGATCCTTATGGTTCTTTTCTTTACATTCGTTAATAAATATAACAACCTCTATGAACATTCTAGTGACTGAAGACCAAACTATTGTTGAGATTCCAAATGGTTCAATTTTGATTGATGATGTATTTTATGTCTGGAAAACTAGGTTTGGATTGTATTCAACCATGACAAAAGAAGGTAGGAAAATGCTTACTGGAGGCACAAAAGATAGTGCTATTGAAATGACAAGATGGCATCTAAAGTGTGAGCAGGAAGGTACATTAGAGAATTACACATATGTGATTGGTGATGCTACTGTGGGTGGAAAGTTGTAAGAAGATTGTTAGTTACCTCTAAACTGTCCCTATAGTGTAAGCAACACTTCAAACATGACTCTTTCAACCTGGCAGACACAACTTACAGATCAATCATACAATGGTTGGTCAAATTATGAAACCTGGAATGTAGCACTCTGGTTACAGAATGATGAGGGTTTGTATGAAATGGCAAGAATGTATAAAGAGCATGGATATAAATCACTCTCACATTTTCTGATTGAAATGTGCCCTTCTACCCTTGATGGTGTCAAGTGGGATGATGAGAATCTCAACATCTGTGAACTGAATGATATGCTGGAGGAACTTTGAAATGAAATATATTATCAGTGACAAAAAGGTTTTAATTAACAACATGAATCACACTGTAACTGCTGTGAATGGATTGGATAGAGTAGCAATCAATACCAGGTTACATTATATCAATGTTGAAATGGATAAACTCAAACAAAGGCAAATTGAGTTAGTATCAATGAGAGATGAACTTGATAGAGTAGAAGCACCAGAATCTGCTGATGATTGTGATAATTTGTATGAGCAAATGTTTGGTTATGAGGAAGCAGCATGACTAAAATACAAGTCTTAAATGTAATTAAAGAAAGTGCTGCTAAACACAAACTTACAAGAGAAGAAAAGTTTCAAGTTTTTGCTAATGTGTGTGATAACATGTTACATGCAGGACAGATTACAAAAGGACAACATAAAAGGTGGACAGAATTGTTTTAATTATTGTTAGTTACCTCTAAACTGTCCCTATAGTGTAAGCATCCAACCAATGAAACCTTATCCCCTTGGCATTGATAACCCCATCCTTGTTAAGGGTGTGTGGGGTTCACATAAGTGGGCACTGTATTGG